AAATCCGATCAAATAAGGATATGTTATGAAAGATGATGCGGTAGATGCATTTGTGCTTAGAATGGGTCTGTGCTCGTCTTCGTTGGGGGCTGATTTGGATATGGCTAATGCTCGCATGAAACAAGATTTGGATAGATATAAAGAGCGCATGCGCGCTGAAAAGATTAAGGATGATAAAATGAAAGAAGAAAATGTAGAGAACTTTGATAATCTGAAACGCAATCTAATTAAAGATTTTTTTGGATACAAACAGGCTAGATATGAAATTATAAACCGTGATGTAATCAATGCTTTGTCGCGTGTTATTGTTTCTTTGGACGATTCAATTAGAGCCATTGACAAATACAAAGCAGAAGCAGAGAAGAAGAATGAACCAGAATTAGTTAATAGGGATCTTTGCTTTGGTCGTGGTGGAATGTATTCAGTTGAAGTATATAAAAATAAGGATGATAAATATTCATTCAAGATATATACACATGGTTCCGGTGTTTTATTTGAGTCAAAATACGACTTCAATTCCAAAGAAGAAGCTTGGGCCGCAATACGTGGCTTCTTTGCTGGATTAGAGAAGGGTAAAGAATGAACAATCAACAAGAAGAATACAATCCATTCTGGCTACCAGTCGTTGACTATATGATAGAATTCCTGACAACTGTGTTTGTGCAGGCTGGATATATGGAAGATGGTATTGTTGATAGTTCTGATGAAGAAGGCATATATTTGAATCTTAGTATTTAATTGTGGAATTAATAATGAAAAATGCAATGAAAATTGAATGCTTTTATAGGATAGAAGACTATGATTATAGAATAAGATTTTCATATTATGACAAATTAAACTTCAATAGTTACATTCTTAAAGCCAGTGGCAATCATGTAATTAGAGCCTCAATAGAAGAAACGGAATTAAAGAATCTAATATCTTTCCTAGAAGAAGGGTTACAATCATTAAGGGATAAAAAATAATGGACTGTTGTGAAGAGTGGAATAACAAAGTATCAAGATGCCCGAAAGCTGCGGAAGGATTCGAGCCATATCATAAATGGATAGTTTCCGAATCAGATATAACCTCTTGGAGCAATAGGGCGCGCATTTTGACATGTGGCGTTTGCTTCCATGAGGTTGATATATCTGATGTGTCTAAATATAGAGATTGTGTCAAGGCTTTATAAAGTCTTGATATTTCTTAATTGACTCTTCTTTTTTCGCTTTTCCTTTTTCTGTATTGTAATACTTCTTGTAGTAATCCCATATGCCGTCTATATCATTTGCTTTCGGCATTACAGGGCGAACTCTTAGATAGTGGATTCTGGCCATGGCAGTTGCAAAATGCAAGTCATAAATAAGCCTATCTAAATCAGGTATCTTGTTGCATCCAAAATGCAGAGCCATAAGGGTTGCTAATTGATTTCTTGAGCGAATAAAATTAATCCAAATATCTGTGTAAGTGTTTGGCTCTATTTGAAATATTCCAAGAGCAGGACCTTTAACCTGATGAACAAAAGTTCCGCCATTAGATTCTACAGCACACGTAAATACCAGTACTTCCTCTGCCTCTTTTGAATACAGTTGCAGTCTTGATAAAACAGGTTCAATAATTAAACTTCTAAACTGTGTACAATCTATCATATAATTTATCCTTAAATGTTAAAGTTATGATATCTTATAACAAATCAAACGGAATTACAGGTATGTCAAATATTGATGCAACAAAGTTATATTTGCAGTTCAAGAGAGGCGACAGGGATTACAATGAAGAAACGCATTGTCCTATGATACTTAGAGTTATGAGTGAAGAAGGAACAATGACAGCATTTTGCAAGAAGGCATTTATAAGTGATGGACTTTTTTACAAATGGGTTTCATTGCACCCTTTGTTTAAAGAATGTTATGAATATGGTAAAATATTATCAAAGAGTAATTGGGAAAACGAGGGCGAAAAAGGAAAGGGTGAGGAATATTTTAACTTCGATTACTGGAGAATAACAGGCGCACAACGTTACGGTATAGGAAAGAATAGAATTAGAATGGGCGTGGAGCCAAAGGCATCTCCGTACGAACAGTACCAGCAACTTATAGAAATGGCGAATGCTGAAGAATTTAATGCTTCAGAAATTAAGCAGTTAATGGAGTCATTAAATACAGGGCGTCTAGCATATGATTCATTCAAGATGCAGGAAGAGCTAGATAAAATAAAAGAAGATTTGCATAGAATGGGATTAAATCATGCCAACAATTCTGTCTCAGTTGAGAAAGCTGCAAAAACAGATTAATATTCCGTATGCAATAAAGTTTGTGAATAGAGAAATAAAAGAAGAAGAATTCGAGAAAAAAGTTATTTATGTTCATATATGGATATAGGAGATTGTTATGGGATGGTTATCAGAAGGGCTAAAAATAGCTACATTTGGTCTATATGGTGCAAATTTATTGCAAAGTTCTGAAGATAGAAGATCTGCTAATCAAGCAGCGAAAGAGCAGATTGATTTCTATCAAGCGCAGAAAGCTTTAATGACACAAGGATTTGCTCAAAATGAGCAAGAGCGCAAAATGAATCAGGAAAAAATTAATCGCAAGCAAATTAGAAGTGCAAGAATTGCCTACAGAAGCCCTGGCTTTATGGATGAAGGAAGTTCTGGTTACAACAATACATTGGGTTAATTATAAGTTCATGATGAACGATAGTACTGAAAAGGAATTCTATGGAATACATGGCGCCCGTTGGGAGTGGTGAAGATATTATTCTTCCTGCAAAGGCTTGGGAATTATTTATAAAAAGGTATCAAAATGCCAAACAGGTTGCAGACCTATGGGCATCATTACACGAAGCATGCTATTATTATGCAATACCGGGAAGAAATAGATTTTATAGACCAAAGCAGCAACAAGGTGAGTTTAAAGCTACAAGACTATACGATACTACATCGGTAGAAGCAACCAAGACATTCGTATCAAAACTTCATGATGCGATGACGCCTCCGCAAGTGCAGTGGGGTTATCTAGATATAGATGAAACATTTGATACATTAGAAGATGTAGAAAGAAATCAGGTTCAGGAAATGCTGGACAGTTACATGAGAAAGCTATTTGTCTATATACACGAATCAAATTTTGATGTCGTTATTAACGAGTGTTATTTTGACTTAGCTATCGGAACAAGCTGCTTAGTGATAAATGGATTTACCGATGAGCAGCCCTTATTATTTAGCTCAGTGCCAATGGATAAGTTGGCAATTGAGGAATCCATGACTGGAAGAGTGGAATCATGGTATAGATATTGGGAAGACGTAAAAATTAATGAAATAAATATTCGTTGGAAGAATGCTGTTCTGACGCCGGATATGATAATGCAGTTGGTAGAAAATCCTGATGCAAAAGTACAATGCCTGTATGAAGGCGTCATGTATATTCCGCATAGAAAAAAACCTTATATATACATGGTCGGAACAAAAGAATGCCATGTGTTATGTGAAGAGTTTGAATCAAACCCCGGTATTGTTTGGCGATTCCAAAAGGTGAACTCTGAAGTATTTGGTCGCGGGCCTGTAATGGATGCACTGCCCTCAATCATCTCATTAAATGAATTAGCGAGAATTGAATTAGCAGCTGCCAATCTAAATACATTTAGACCATATATGGCTTTCTCAGATGCTGTATTCAACCCACATGTTTTTAAGCTTGAGCCTTTTACCGTTATTCCTATCGCACCAATTGGAAGTGGTGGTCAACCCCCTCTAATACCATTGCCAGACTCAAGTAACCCACAGTTTTCACAGCTGACAATTCTTGATTTAAGAAACCAGATTAAAACGCTTTTATTTAATGATGTGAATCCAAATCAAAGTATTCAGCCAGAAACTGCGGCTGCGGTCATGGTTAATCAGCAAAATCTTGCACAAAGAATTGGCCCTTTATTCTCTAGACTTCAACAAGAATTTTTGTGGCCCGTAATTAAAAGATGCGCATATATCCTAGATAAAAGAGGGATATTACCTGCACTAAAGATAAAGGGCGTTAAGGTTAATTTTAGATATAAATCACCTCTAGCTCTTTCCAAAGGACAGCAAGACATTGCTAGATTTGTTCAGTATTTCCAATTAATGCAAGGAATGTTCGGCGCCGGTCCTGCTGCTATGTTTATTAATCCAGCGGTAGCGCCATATCTTATTGCCGAGCAAATGCAGGTTGATGCAAGGTATTTAAACTCGCCGGATCAAGTACAGCAAGCATCACAAACAGCGCAGAATATGCAAGATGAAGCTATGGTTAACGCACAACAACAAGAACAAGGAGCGCCAGCACAATGAGTAAAAGTGAAGAGAACCCATTTTTAAAACAAGAAGATTATTTTTCAGGATATCAAGAGAAGATAGATGATTTAAAAAGTAGACCAGCAGCGGTAGAGCTTGATATGCTTTGCTACTTGGTATTTAAAAGCGATGATGGTAAAAAACTTCTGAATGAGTTTGTAGAAAGATTCATGATGCCCGGATTTATAGACCCATATAATCCGAATGCTAAAGAAGCAGCATTGTATTATGAAGGATTTAAACAGGCGTTCAGATTAATAATTGGTAGCGTTAAGGCACATCAACAAAGAATTGACGCGGAGAAAAAACAAGCATGAGTTTATTAAATGAAGGAAATGAAACCATACCAGAAACAACTACAGAAGATAGCGGAAATACTACGCAACCAGCAGAAGCCCCAAGCTGGTACTGGGATTCCAATACCCCCGGCAACGGAGCAAGACCAGACTTCTTGCCAGAAAAATATAAATCAGTCGCAGATGTAGCTAAGGCTTATAAAGAATTAGAGAGCCGCCTAGGTACGGCTCCTAAAGAATATGATTTCTCAAAAGGTCAGGGATGGATTGAGCCAAATTATGTTC